CACGTTTATGTGGCACGAGTTAGCTTTGCACATGATGACACACCCTTAGTGATGTACCAGTTTTTACTGGGGAGTTCGTCTCTCGACCAAATGTTATTGGTATCAGGTGATGCTGGGCGGCACCCTGATAGCATGTATTAAATATAGCCCACTTCTAATAATAATAATAACGGCCAGTCGTCAGCCAATGACGGCCCCAGTTTTTCCACCAGCAAGGTTTCTCAGAACACAACCACTGAGAATGTTCATTTTGTTGATGGAGACACGCCGTGGACTTACGATGTTAAGGCCACACCAGACAGTACTTCCAAATTAACTGGTTTTAATGATGCTGGCTTGGGAGAGTTTCTTTCAAGACCATTAAAGATTAAACAATACCAGTGGAGACCGGGAACACAGCTGTTTGAAAAATTCAATCCTTGGGAACTTTTCTTTGGTAATGCAGATGTGCGTGATAAGATTAACCGTTTTAGAAACTTAAGATGCAGATTGTGTCTCAAGATTTTAATTAATGGTAATTCTTTTTATTATGGTCGAGCACTTGTATCATATAATCCATACACCATTAATGACAACGTTACCAAGGATAGAGGATTTTTTATACAGGATTTGATAGCTGCATCAAATAAGCCTCACATACTATTGGACCCGTGCACTTCTGAAGGTGGTCATATGTGTTTACCTTTCATATGGCCAGAAAACTATCTGGATATCACTCAACCCAACTGGAGCTCATTTATGGGTGAATGCACCATACATGACTTTGCTTTGTTACGCCATGCAAACGGTGGAACAGACCCCATTACTGTTTCCATATTTGCATGGGCCGAAGACGTGTCGTTGCTTATACCTACTACTGCCACTGTGCAGTCTGGTAAAGGTGCTCCTGTTAAGTTGGACAAGTTCGGATTTGCCCAACCATTTACCCAGCAGGCTAGATCTAATATGTCAAGCAATGATGAGTTTTCCACAAATGGATTGATCAGTAAACCAGCATCAGCTGTAGCAAAGGCGGCTAATGCATTGAGCATGGTGCCCTATGTAGCACCTTATGCTAAGGCCACTAGCATGGTTGCTAGCAAACTAGGAGCCATAGCACGCATTTTTGGGTATTCCAGACCACAGATCATGTCTGACACTCACTCTTATGTACCACACATATGTGGAAACCTTGTAAATTCTGATGCCCCCGAAAACATTTCCAAGCTTTCTTTGGATTCCAAAAATGAATTATCCATTGACACACGAACAATGGGTTTGGGTGGTACTGATGAGTTAACTATACATTCCATAGCTTCACGCATGACTTATTGGAAACAATTTAGTTGGTCAGAGTCAGCAATTTCAGATACTTTGCTTGCATCTATGTCAGTACAACCTTTTTGTGTGGATACCATAAACGTTGATCCCTTGCAAGAAATCCATTCCACTGCACTCGCTTTTGCATCATGTCCCTTTGAGGCTTGGCAGGGTAGTATTAAATTTCATTTCAAAGTTGTTTGTTCCGAATACCATCGAGGCAGGCTGCGTTTGGTATATAATCCAGTCGCAACTACAGCTAATCCAGTAGCTTTTAATCAAGTATATTCAACCACTATAGATATCACAAATGATAGAGAATTTGATTACGAGTGCAAATGGACA